CTTGTTGCGCTTGGTGAAGGGGAGTTTGCCGGGCAGCTAACCGGCAAAGATATCTACCTGGACGGAACGGCCCTGGAGAACTCCGATGGCTCCCAAAACTTCAGCGGTGTGACGTGGGAGTTTCGTGCGGGAACGCAGGCGCAAAAATATATTCAGGGCATTCCCGGTACCGAAAACGAAATCAGCGTGGGGACTGAGGTATCAAGCGCCACAGCCTGGACGCGCACATTTACCAATACGCAGCTTTCAGCAGTTCGCCTGCGTCTGAAATGGCCATCGCTTTTTAAACAGGAGGACGACGGTGATCTGGTCGGTTACTCGGTTAATTATGCGATTGACCTGCAGACGGACGGCGGCACATGGCAGACGGTACTCAATACCAGCGTGACCGGCAAAACAACCTCGGGTTACGAGCGCAGCCACCGTATTGATTTACCGCAGGCTGGCAGTACCTGGACAATTCGGCTCCGTAAAATTACTGCTGACGCCAATAGCGCGAAGATCGGCGACACGATGACGCTGCAGAGCTTCACCGAGGTGATTGATGCCAAACTGCGTTACCCGAACACCGCTCTGCTCTACATCGAATTCGACTCAAGCCAGTTCAACGGCTCTATTCCTCAAATTTCATGCGAACCGCGCGGCCGCGTTATCCGCGTTCCGGATACCTACGACCCTGAAACACGCACTTATAGCGGTACGTGGACCGGTGCGTTTAAGTGGGCATGGACGGATAACCCTGCGTGGATTTTTTACGACCTGGTTGTTTCTGACCGGTTCGGCCTCGGGCACCGTTTGACCGCTGCGAATATCGATAAATGGACGCTTTATCAGGTTGCCCAGTATTGCGATCAGCAGGTACCTGACGGCAAAGGGGGCAACGGTACCGAACCACGTTATACCTGCAACGTGTACATTCAGGACCGGAACGACGCCTACACAGTCCTGCGTGATTTTGCCGCTATCTTCCGTGGCATGACCTACTGGGGCGGGGATCAGATTGTGGCCCTGGCTGACATGCCGCGCGATGTTGATTACAGCTACACGCGCGCTAACGTTGTTGGCGGTCGCTTCACCTATTCGAGCAGCACCACGAAAAGCCGCTACACCACAGCGCTGGTTTCATGGTCAGACCCGGGTAACGCTTATGCCGACGCGATGGAGCCGGTTTTTGAGCAGGCGCTGGTGGCGCGATACGGCTTCAATCAGCTGGAAATGACAGCCATCGGCTGCACCAGGCAGTCAGAAGCGAACCGAAAGGGGCGCTGGGGTATTCTCACCAACAACAAGGATCGCGTTGTTTCGTTTGATGTCGGGCTGGACGGCAACATTCCGCAGCCGGGCTACATCATCGCCGTGGCAGACGAGCTGCTATCCGGAAAGGTTATGGGCGGCCGCATCAGCGCCGTTAACGGTCGCGTTATCAAACTTGACCGCGTGGCAGATGCAGCAGCGGGTGATCGCCTTATTCTCAACTTACCATCCGGAGTGTCGCAGAGCAGGACCATTCAGGCCGTAAACGGGGAATCAGTCACAGTCACCACGGCATACAGTGAGACGCCACAGGCCGAAGCTGTTTGGGTGGTTGAATCTGACGAGCTCTATGCGCAGCAGTATCGTGTTATCAGCGTTTCCGAAAAGGATGATGGCACGTTCTCGATTACTGGCGCATGGCACGACCCGGATAAATATGCCCGTATCGATACCGGAGCCATTATCGACCAGCGGCCGGTGAGCGTGATCCCGCCTGGTAACCAGTCGCCGCCTGCGAACATCGTGATCAGCTCGTTTTCCGTGGTTCAGCAGAATATCAGCGTCGAAACGATGCGCGTGAGCTGGGACCAGGCGCAGAACGCTATCGCCTATGAAGCGCAGTGGCGCCGCAACGACGGGAACTGGGTTAACGTGCCGCGCAGCTCCACCACATCCTTCGATGTTCCGGGCATTTACGCAGGACGCTATCTGGTTCGTGTGCGTGCCATAAATGCCGCCGAAATTTCGTCCGGATGGGGCTATTCAGAAGAGAAAACGCTAACGGGGAAAGTGGGCAATCCACCAAAGCCGGTTGGCTTCATTGCTTCTGAAAACGTGGTATTCGGCATCGAACTGAACTGGGGATTCCCGGCGAATACCGACGATACGCTGAAGACGGAGATTCAGTACAGCCTGACCGGTACTGAGGACGATGCGATGTTGCTGGCCGATGTGCCATACCCGCAGCGTAAATATCAGCAGATGGGACTGAAGGCAGGACAGATTTTCTGGTACCGCGCGCAGCTGGTCGACAGAACGGGTAACGAATCCGGGTATACGGATTGGGTGCGCGGGCAGGCCAGTATCGATGTTTCCGACATAACCGATGTGATCCTGGAGGAAATTAAAGATTCTGAAACGTTCAAAGACCTGATCGAGAACGCGGTGGACAGCAACGAAAAAGTTGCAGGCATGGCGGATGACATCAAAAAGCATGCCGACGAACTCGAGCGGCAGGCGAAAGACATCCAGGAAAACGCTGACGGGCTGGCGCAGGCCGAAGTGAAGATAGACGAGATTTCTGTGTCGATGGACGGCATGACAGGAGGTGTGAAGAACTCGGCAATTGCGATAATCCAGGCCAACCTCGCTCAGGTGGCCACGCGTAAAACCCTGTCGGCATCGGTTGCTGGTAACAGCGCGCAGCTGGACCGCATTGATGAGGTGATCGTCAATGACAGGGAGGCAACGGCACGTGCATTGCTGAGCTTGCAGACGAGCGTCAACGGTAATACGGCATCCATCAACAGCCTGAGCCAGACGGTTTCGAATTATCAGCAGTCTACAGCCACGCAGATAAATGCTATTACGGCAACAGTCAATGGACATACTGCCTCTATAACCACGAACGCCCAGGCCATTGCGAACGTAAACGGCCAACTCAGCGCGATGTACAACATCAAAGTTGGGGTAACGAGTAATGGTCAGTATTACGCGGCAGGGATGGGGATCGGTGTAGAGAATACACCCTCCGGCATGCAGTCGCAGGTTATCTTCCTGGCTGACCGTTTTGCCGTCACTACTCAGGCAGGCGGTACAGTTACGCTGCCTTTTGTGATCCAGAACGGGCAGACCTTTATCAATCAGGCATTCATCGGTAATGGGTGGATTCAGAACGCGATGATCGGCGATTACATCCAGTCCACGACATGGGACGGAACCGGGAACGTCGGCTGGCACATCAACAAATCTGGTTATGCCGTTTTCAATAATGTGACGGTTCGTGGCGGGGTTTACGCCCAAAATGGGCAGTTTGGATTTACCAACTCAACAGGAGGAGTCACGATCAATAACAACGGTGTCACTGTCAATTTGTCGAACGGTGGGCGTATTGTTCTGGGAGAATTTTGATGGCCAGAGGGCTTTATATTGATTTGAATGACGGGCGTCCGGCAATGACCATCACTGCCGGAATGAAATGTCCGTCGTATGGCGGGGAGGCTGTGGAAGCATGGGGCCAGCAGACTATGACTGTTCAGGGTTTTGTTGCCGGAGCGACGCCTTTTTTCATTCCATCAAACTCGGTTGTGAATGTGACTCGCTCGCCGAATCTGATAACAACGATTATGGTTCTCGATGGGATAACCAATAACGGCAACGGAACCCTGACTCAGAGTGTCTGGTCATCAGATGGCTGGGGGAAAGATAAAACATTTCCCGGCACAGTCTGGCAGATTTTACCTGCAGGGCAGAGTGGAAACCGTGGCTTGCTTATTGAGGATTCGACAGACTTTATTGCGATAACTGATGTTAGCCGTGTTGCTTCCTGTGTTTTCAGTGGAACGGTCAATGTAAATGGTACTTACGCACTTCCGGCTAAGGGGCTCGTTTTTGCCCGCTGGAATGACAGCGCAGCTACGCTTGAATGTGATGGTAATAATATCTATTCCCGGCAGGATTACACGGGCTATGACGATATTGCCCGTTCTGTGAATGTCGATATTGCGATTTTTGCGGTTCAGGCTCCTGTACCGGGGAGGGGATTAAATTTCATTAACGCTGCTGGACAGTGCACTTTCTCTACCACCCGCCGTCCATTTATATTCCGCAATCAGTTTTATTCTCCGGGTAATAGCTGGGTCGATATTGGCAACAGCATGATTGCGCTTGGCTGCTATGGTTTCAATTCGTCCACAGCCAGTGGTTGGTGCAACATGCGCTCCAAGGGATTGGTGATGAGCGGGAACTCGGTAAAGTGTGGAAATGGCCGCGTCCGTTCCCGTTGGACCGACAAGTATTCTGTGACCGGCGAGAGGTATACCGGAATGAGTATTCCCATCATCCCCGCCATGTACTGACACAACCCAACTAACAAGCCCCGCGATTGCGGGGTTTTTTATTGCCTGGAGAAAATATGCTTTATAACACTGGCACTATTGCTATCAACGGAAATACCGCCACCGGGACGGGTACAAACTGGACGGCGCCAGCCAGCCAGGTTCGCGCTGGCCAGACGATTATCGTCATGTCGAGCCCGGTTCAAATTTTCCAGATCTCAAGCGTGGACAGCTCCACCTCGATGACGGTTACACCTGCTGCCGCTCCGGCACTGAGTGGTCAGAAGTATGGAATCCTGGTGTCCGACAATATCTCTGTAGACGGGCTAGCACAGGCTATGTCTCAGCTAATCAATGAGTATGACGAGAACATTGGCGCGTGGGAGACGTTCGCCACAACCTCAGCCAACCAGAACATTACCGTTACGATCAACGGCACCTCCGTCACCATCCCTGGCATCGGTAAACTGGCACAGAAAGGGAGCAACGGTGCGCTTGCTGTCGCAGACGGCGGAACCGGCGCAACAACGGCAGAGGGCAGTCGCACAAACCTCGGTTTGGGAAACAGCGCCACCAGGAACGTCGGAACAGCGGCGGGAACGGTGGCGGCCGGGGATGATTCGCG